AAGTGGCAGCTTCGCGCAATCTCTTGGATGGACTTTGATGACGTGTCGCAAATATTAAGAATTCACATTTATAAAAAGTGGGAGATGTACGATCAGAGTAGGATGTTAGAGCCTTGGTTAAATCGCGTCATGAGTAGCCAAATCAAGAATATCATTCGTAATCAGTATTCGAACTACTCCCGCCCATGTTTGCGTTGTGCAGCGAATCAAGGAGACGATCTTTGCTCAATCTATACCAAGCAATGCTCTGAATGTCCGCTGTTTGCTAAATGGGAAAAAACTAAGAAGCGGGCGTATGACGCTAAATTACCAGTATCTATCGAAGACCACCAACAGGAACTATTTAGTCGTCCGGAGGACAGCATAAATATTGAGAAGGTAGGAAAATTGATTCACGAAAAGATGAAGACGACTTTAAAGCCTATGGAGTGGAAGGTTTATAAGGGACTTTATATTGATTTTAAATCAGAAGAAGAAGTGGCGAAATTAATGGGGTACAAGACTAGCGAAAAGAATCGTATGCCCGGATATAAACGATTAAAAGGAATTCAAAAGCTTATCATCGTTAAGGTAAAAAAATTGCTCTCAGAGGACGGCATAGACATGATTTAATATGGACGAAATTAAACTTACTAAAGAGCAGGAAGAAAAAGTCGTTGCATTTTGGAATGAGAGAAAGGATAATCCGCCTAGCTTGAAGGAAATTATCGCTTTAGTGTTCGGTAGCGATTGTGATGGACGTAGTAAAGAAGGTATCGCGGTCAAAGCGTTTTTAGCTACAAAGGATATTAAAGCGCGGCCTGCAAATGAATACGTTTCTAAAGTCGCTAGTATGTCTTTAACGGAAGAACAGAAAGAGTACGTTGGAAATAACTGTTCTACATCGTCTCCGACAGAAATGGCTAAGATTTTGTTTAAAAATAACGAGTTGAATGCCCTGTCTGCTGAAGCGCGTTTGATCGCAACTTACATAAAGACCCTGCCTATAGAAGTTTACTTGCCGGTTGATGAAAGTAGCATTGGGTTTAAGTATCGCCCACCAAAAACTTACGAACAAGCATTGAATCGAATTAACAAGTATGTGCATCCCAAGATTGATCCTAAAAAAATCATGCCCCGCCAAAAAGCGGACGTAATGGCGACTATGGGGTTCTTACATTCGTTTAGATTCGGTTATACCATGAATCTTTTTGCGCGAGTCGAGAATAAAGAGTTGTTTGAAAGCACTTTCATTTGCTATGTTTATGATAAGGCGGATTTGACCGCCGAAGAAGTGGATGCTTATATTAACTTGGCATTAGATGTAGTAAACCTTGCTAATACTCAGCAACAAATTGACCGATTGACTGTGTTGTTGACTACGTGCGCGGAAGACTCTGATGGAAGGCGCGTTTCAATGAGCTTGACTGACGCCATTCACAACGCTCAGACTGAATATCACCAGAACAAGACTCGCCAACAAAAATTAGTGCAAGATTTACAGGGTAAGAGGTCTGACCGCATTAATACGCTTCTAAAACAAAACGCTTCAATCCTGAATTTGGTTGGAATGTGGCGAGAAGAAGAAGAACGTAATAAATTATTGAAGTACGCTCAGTTGGAAGAAGTCGAACTTGATAAAGAGATTGTAAGGCTCACAACTATGGAAGATATTAAGGCTCGCATCATTGGCATCTCTCCAGAAGAAGTAAAAGGATTTGCGAAATGAATGTAATCTGTAAAACCTGTCAGAAAGAGTTCGTAAGCGAGAGGTCGCTTCACGCACATCTAAAGGCGCACAAGCAAAAGGTGGATGAATACTATTATTTACATTATCCTCACCGAGATTTATTCTCCGGAGAACTTATTGTGTTTAAAAATGTTGAACAATACTTCAATACCTATTTCAATTCCAAGGAAAATATGAAACGGTGGTTTGCGACTGCTGATTCTGAGAAGGTCAAGGAACATGCCGCGCTACTATTAAAGAGGTATAAGGAAGATCGTAGTCAAGTCGCGCCATGTCAAGTTGTGTTACGGTCATTGACTATGCCCTCGGTAGTTACATATCATGAGGTCTTTAAAAAGCCGTTCCATGAGATTATCGCGGACTTTGGGCTGCAAAAGAAATTTTCGTATGCTGGATTTCCAACATTTAAGCCATCTAACGATCTTAAAATATTCGTAGATACGAGAGAACAATTACCCCTAAAGTTTGATTGTAAAACACAAATCAATAAGCTGGATTGTGGCGACTATTGTGCGGCGGATAATTTATTCTCTGGGGTTTTCGTAGAGCGTAAAAGTCTTTCTGATCTTATTAGTACGATTAGTAAGGGATATGTTAGATTTCAGGAAGAAATCGAGCGAGCCAAACAAATGGAGCAATATATAGTCGTTGTGGTAGAGTCGTTTCTTTCTCAAGCCGTGGATTTTAGATCGTTATCTAACGTGAGTTTCGGCAAGGCTGAACCGCACTTTATCTTTCACAGAATCCGCGAAATCCTTGAGAACTTCAGCAACGTACAGTTCGTTTTTGTTAAAGACCGCGAATTCGCCGCCAAAGCAATTAAGAATATTTTGTTATTGGATGGGGACATTCGAAACTATGATCTTCAATATTGTCACGATAGGGGTAAAATATGTGGATAAATGGATCACAAGATAAGGCTGCATCTTACGACCTTAACGCCGACTTTTTAACTAATTTAAAAGGTCAGCTAGAAGATAAGGAATGTAAAATCAGTTTAACTAAGTTTTTGCGACATAATCTAGGACTTACCGCAGAATTGATTTCGGGCGTTAAACTATTTCCATTTCAAGAGTTAATGATTAGATCGTGGTTTCAAAGGAATTACAATTTGGTAGTATGGGGGCGTGGAGGATCAAAATCATGGACTGTCGCGATGTTTGTTGTATTGTATTGTATTTTTAATCCAAATATCCGCGTCGTGTTGGTCGCCCAGAACTTCCGTACTGCGAGAAGAATCTTTGAACAAATCCAAAAATTTGTAAATAGTAAGGAAGCCATCCTTTTGCAGCAATGTTTTTCTCAACCGCCGACAAGAAGAAATGACGGTTTCAATTATGAAATAAACGGTGGATCAATTTTATGTTTACCGCTCGCAGGAGTAGTTAACCTCCGAGGTACAAGAGCTGACGTACTTATTGCCGATGAGTTTAATCTAATTCCACAAGAAATTTTCGAAAGCGTGTTAATGCCGTTCTTAGTTGCGAAATCTAACATCAAAGAGCAGCTTAAAATTGGAAAGATTGAAGATAGACTTATCGCGCAGGGAAAATTGACTGAAGATGATAGAGTACAATTCGATAGCGGGAAACGTATCGTAGCTCTTTCATCGGCGTCATATCAATTTGAATATCTCTATAAGGTTTATCAACAGTGGATTGATAAAATTCATAATCCTGATAAAAATACAAAGGCTACCTATTTCGTTTCGCAGCTCTCTTATGAATCTGCTCCAAAAGAATTGATTGATAATAGCATTGTAGAAATGGCTAAAAGTGGTGGAGCCTCTAACGCTGTATTTAAGCGAGAATATTGCGCGATGTTTACTGATGATAGCGATTCCTATTTTAGTGCAAAGAAAATGGCGGCTTGTACCATTGCAGACGGAGAACGCCCGACTATTGAAATTTTAGGACAACAGGACGCAGAATATATTCTTGCAGTTGATCCAAGTTTTTCTTCCAGCAAGGCGAGCGATGATTTTGCGATGAACTTATTCAAAATCAACCGAGAAAATAAGAGCGGGACTTTAGTTCACAACTATGCCGTTCCCGGAGGCGATCTAAAAGACCACATTGAATATCTCCATTATCTCTTGACAAAATTTAATATCATTTATATCATCGTGGATAAAGCGGGCGGCGAAGAATTTACTAAAGCTTGCAATAACTCTGGACTTTTCATTAATTCTAAGTTAGAAATCAAAGCGTTCGACGCAGAATTCGATGTAGATCAGGACTATGTTCAAGCGGTAAAACGATCCAAACTAAGCTACAATCTAACTGCGAAAAAGATCGTTCACGTCCAGCAATTCTCATCACAAACTATTCGTAAGATGAATGAATGGTTACAAGCCGCGATTGATCATAAAAAGGTTTGGTTTGCTTCCCATGCGTCCGCGCACGATGTTGAATTTGCGAAACTAATTTCTTGCGAAGTTCCGACTGTTAGATCGAAATCCAATGGCGATCAGGAATACAAAGAGAAAATCATAGACTTCATTGATGAACAAGGCGAACTTATTGATTTAACTAAAAAAGAGTGTTCTCTTATTGAGGTTAAGAGCAGTCCTTCTTCTGGCGTTCAAAGCTTCGATTTACCAACTCATTTAAGGAAGTCTGTTAAGGAGGATAAGGTACGAAAAGATAATTATACCTGTTTAATGCTTGCAAATTGGGCATTGCGATGCTTATTTGACATGGAAACTCAACAAGCTGATTCTTCGGACAGTTTTAAACCATTTTTCGCGGGATAACAATACAAAATTAGTGTAAATTATAAAGATAAAGGCTCAGTATGGCAAAAGGAAAAACAAAAACAACTAAATCTAAGGCGTCTGCGCCCAAGAATAATGAATCTTTCGCGGCCTTCTTCGCGGGAGAATCCACAGCAAGCTGCGCACCTGAATCTACTACGATGGTTCGACGCAACCGCTCGTCCACCATCGAAAGAACGGATAAATATAAGAATATTAGCGACACGACCATTCCTTACGAAAATAACAGTAATAACATTGACGTTAGGGAAGCTGTAATTTTGTGTCAAAAGGCTTACTTCAATTTTGCGCTCTTTCGTAACACGATTGACGTAATGACGGAGTTATCTAACTCTCCCATCTTCCTTAAGGGCGGCAATAAGAAGTCGCGGGACTTCATTAGTGCTTGGTTGGATAAAATTGATCTATGGGCTTTGAAAGAAAAGTTTTTTAGAGAGTTCTATCGCTCTGGTAATGTATTTTACTATCGCTTCGACGGTAAGTTTCAAGAAGATGACGTAAAAAGAATGACGCAGACTTATGGCGCGGCAGGAGCTACAATTCCCATCCGTTATATTCTTTTAAATCCGGCGGATATTAAGGCTGGAAACAATGTTACATTTCAAGACCTTCAATACTATAAGGTATTAAACAATAATGAACTAAATAGGATTCGCAATCCAAAGACTTCGGAAGATTTTGAAGTATTAAAGCAAATGCTTCCAGAAGATAAGAGGTTAATCAAAACCGGAACCGCGCCATTACTCCTACT